GGTATTGTTGGCGGTATTGCTGGTAGTAAAATTGGTAAAGATATAGCAGAATCATTAACTACTGCTGATAAGACAAAAACAGATACTAAAACATCCGATGCGGTAAAAACAGATGCGGCATTACCACAGGACATTCCTTCAAAAGATCTCTTAGAGGGGGTTAATAGGTTAAATACTACAATGATATCCTTATTAAAGTATATGAAAGATACTGCGTCAAATACAGAAAGAACATATAAAGACGTAGGGAATCTAAAAGGAAAAGTCTGGTAAAATAATATATGTCCTGGAAAAGATACTTCACACCTGTAGCAAATGACGGACAATTAAGTCCAATTAGCGGAAGTATGGGTGGTGCTCATGCTACCCGTCTTAACTATTCTAGTTATTTGCCCGACGTTTATGCCGGTCACCCAAATCGACTAGAGCGTTATGGGCAGTACGATACCATGGACAGCGACAGTGAAGTTAATGCCGCATTAGACATCTTAGCTGAATTTTGTAGTCAGACTAATATGGAAAACGGTACTCCGTTCCAGGTATTCTTCAAAGAACAAGCTACCAACACAGAAATTACTATTATTAAAAAGTATCTACAACAGTGGACTAAACAAAATAAGTTTGATACACGAATTTTCAAAATAGTACGCAACGCATTCAAATATGGAGATGTATTTTTTGTACGTGATCCAGAAACACAGAGTTGGATGTATATAGATCCAGCCAAAGTAGATAAGATCATTGTCAACGAATCAGAAGGTAAGTCCCCTGAACAATATCATATTAGAGATTTTAACCCTAATCTAGAAACACTAGCGACAACAGCTATCAATCCTAGCAATATGCAAGGAGGCGGAAGCCAATTTGGTGGTAGTTATGGTACCGGGCAAGGTGGTGCTGGTGGTTCAAGAGGTATGGTAGGTGCATTTCCTACCACAGCTAATTCGAGTCGATTCTCAAAAAATCAAAATCAGTATGCTATAGATGCACGTCATGTCATTCATATCAGTATGAGTGAAGGGCTAGACAACAATTTCCCATTTGGTAACAGCCTAATGGAAAGCATATTCAAAGTATTCAAACAAAAAGAATTATTAGAAGATAGTATTATTATCTATCGTGTACAACGTGCCCCAGAGCGTCGGGTGTTTTATATTGATACAGGTAATATGCCCAGCCATTTAGCTATGAGTTTTGTAGAACGTGTTAAAAACGAAGTAAATCAGCGCCGCATTCCTAGTGTAACAGGCGGAAGCCAAAGTGTTGTTGACGCTAGTTATAACCCTTTAAGTATAAACGAAGACTACTTCTTCCCACAAACAGCAGAAGGACGTGGAAGCAAAGTAGAAATTTTACAAGGTGGACAGAATTTAGGAGAAATTGATGATCTTAAGTACTTTACTAATAAGTTGTTTCGGGCTTTGCGTATTCCTAGTAGTTACTTACATACTGGTTCAGATGATGGGGGAAGCAATTTCAACGATGGTCGAGTGGGAACAGCATACATACAAGAACTCAGGTTCAACAAGTATTGCGAAAGACTCCAAAGTCTTATAAACGGACCGTTTGATTCAGAGTTCAAGCTATACTTACATGCCAAAGGCATCAATATAGATAGCAATATATTTGATCTTAAATTTAATCCACCACAGAACTTTGCCGCGTATCGTCAAGCAGAAATGGACACCGCCCGTGTTAACACGTTTAACACAATGGTTGCAGTTCCAATGATCAGTAAACGATTCGCTCTCAAGCGTTTCCTAGGACTAACTAGCGAAGAAATAGCAGAAAACGAACGACAGTGGAAAGAAGAAAACATCGATCTCGATAATAAACTTTCAGCCAGTGCCGAATTACGCAGTGTAGGTATAACAGCCAACGGCATGAGTGGTGATATTGGTAGCCTTAGTGATACTACAGCACCAGAGCCAGGTACAGAACCAGGTGGAGAAATGCCTGGAACAGGTGACGAGGGCAGTGCACCGGGTAGTGCATCACCGACTCCTCCGGCAGCCTAACTGGTAAATACATTACTATGTTATTAAGAGAATTCCTAAGTTTCAATAGAGATAGCCAAGATCCTGTAGAGGATAACCGTTACCTAAGTCAACACGACACAAGTGTATTACGTCAAAGAGATTTACGTAAAACTCGGTTAACTCTAGAAATGTTAAATGATCTACGCAAGGCTGGCGATGCTAGAGAGAAAGAACGTATTGAAGAGTTAGGGTTGATCCGCACTATGTATGCTCAACCTCCTGCAGAAGAAGGTGCGGTATAAACCGCTAATATAAAATATTAGTTAAAAAACTAAATATTTTTATCAAAAATGTTCAAAAATATAATTAATTTTCGAACTATCTAATCAAAACGGCTCATTTTAGGCCTATTTACAATAAGTATTGCTTTATATGTGTAAATATCATACAGCCTTGCCGCTACCCATTTAAGGAGAATTTTATGTCAACGAAGTTTGAACAATTACTAGACTATCTAGTTAACGAAGATATGGAAAAAGCCGATGAGCTTTTCCACGAAATTGTAGTAGAAAAATCACGCTCAATCTATGAGAACCTTATCGCTGAAGAAGATGAGGAAATGGAAGAAGCTGCCGACGAAGAGATGGACGAAGCTTCAGAAGATGAAGAAATGGACGAGTCAGCAGAATCCGACGAAGAGATGGACGAGTCACAAGAAGATTTAGAAGATTCATACAGCATGGAAACTGATGATGGCTTTGGTGGTGGCGAAGAAGGTGACGCTACTGACGACCTAGGTGCAGAAATTGGTATGAGTACTGACGGTGAAGCAGATAGCGAGAAATCAGAAGAAGAAGCAATTTTTGATATCAAGAATGCTATTCAAGAATTAGAAGCAGCCTTTGCTGAATTAGAAGCCGCACAAGGTGGCGAAGAAGCTGGCATGGGAATGGACAGCGAATTCAGCGACGAAGAAGACGGTGAAGAAGACGAAATGGAAATGATGGGCACAATGGAAAGCCGTCGTATGACACGTGAGTATGTTGAGAAAGTCGGTAATGACTGGGATAAAAACAGTCAAAAGACTCAAGGACAGGCTCTAGGTGCTAATACAGGTGAATCTATGCCAGCTCCTACAGAAGGTAAGAGCCCAGTAAGTTCTGGTTCTGGTAAGCCAACAAGTGGCGCCAATGCTAAAAATTTAGCACAAGGTGCAGTTGAAGGACAAAGCAACACAGGTACAACACCTAACAAAGTAAATAAAGGTATTACTCCTGAGAAATCAGAACAGTTTACTGGTAAAGATTGGGAAACAAACAGCAAGCCAGGTGGCAAAGCTGGTGTTAAGAACCTATCTAAAGTTGGTGCTACTGATAAAGGCGAAGGCAAAGCAGTTGGTGCAGGTACAGGCGACAACAGTGTAACTGGCAGCACAAACACAACTAGCCCGCTAAAGTACATTAAGTAATTAGAGAACCCGGATGCAAATAAGCTACCTACGTGAACACCTAAGTTTCGATCAAGCTGGAGTTATACTCGAGAGTGACGACAAGGATGGTAAAAGCCTTTATCTAAAAGGTATAGCCATCCAAGGTGGAATTCGTAACGCAAATCAACGTGTCTACCCAGTAGACGAAATTGAACGTGCGGTAAACACACTAAATGACCAACTTCAAAATGGTTATTCAGTGTTAGGCGAAGTTGATCATCCAGATGATCTTAAAGTAAACTTGGATCGTGTGTCCCATATGATAACACAGATGTGGATGGAAGGTCCAAATGGTTATGGAAAGATGAAAATCCTTCCAACGCCGATGGGTAACTTAGTTCGTACTATGCTCGAAAGCGGAGTAAAACTTGGTGTTAGTTCTCGTGGTAGTGGCAATGTCAATGACATGAACGGCCATGTATCTGATTTTGAGATTATCACAGTAGACGTAGTTGCTCAACCTAGTGCGCCCGGTGCGTATCCTACTCCTGTTTATGAGCATTTAATGAATGCCCGTGGCGGGAATAGAGCGTTTAAGGTAGCACAAGAAGTAAAAGAAGATCCAAAGGCCCAGAAATATTTGAAGGAAACAATGCTTCAAATTATCAAAGGTCTAAAATAAGCCCGAGGAGAAATATATGTTGGACGCATTCAAACAATTAGT